ATTCACAAGGCAAGATTTATGCTATTCGCTCCCCATATACCGATAAATATTATATAGGCAGCACAGCTACGACGCTGTGTAAGCGGTTTTATGACCATAAAAAAAAATATACAAATAAAGTATATCAAACGACATCGTGTTTAATTTTTGAAGCAGGTGATGCCTATATTGAATTAATCGAGTTATTCCCCAGCAATTCCAAGGCTGAGTTGAATAAGCGTGAAGGTGAGCTTCAGCGGGAAAATAAAGAAATGATTGTGAATAAAAATATGGCACATCGTACACCTGAACAAAATGAAGAATATTGTAAATTATGGAGGGAACAAAATAAAGAAGAGCTTACTTTAAAAAAAGCAGCATATTATCAAGCTAATAAAGAAGAAATTACAATTAAACAAAAATCATATGTAGAGGCAAATAAAGAAGCATATTTAGAATATCACGCAGCATACTACGAAGCTAACAAGGCAGATATAGCGATAAAATCGGCAGAATATAGATCAGAAAATAGAGAGAAAATATCTGAAACGAATGCAGTTTATAGAGCCAATAATGTTGAAAAAATTGCTGAATATCAAGAAGTATATAGAAAAGAACCCGAAAATATAAAAAAGAAAGCAGTCGTTGATAAGGCATACCGAGAAGCAAACAAGGATCAAAGAATAGAAAATGATGCGGCGTATTATGAGGCAAATCGGGAGGCAATTAAAGCAAGAGCAAAGGCATATTATCAAGCAAATAAAGAAGCTATTAGTCAAAAAGATAAAGCCAAACGAGATGCTAAAAAACTGACGAAAACAGATTAAAATAACAATATTAATTTTGTTATGTTAAAAACCCACAGCATAATAGGTAAGGATTTAATTAGTGTTATACGGTTCTATATTACCCAAGTAAAGGCGTTTTCGGCGGAACAAAATTTTCATATTAGCACCGCATTGAGACCCTAGACGGAAAGGCACAACTTGGTTATATTTTGTTTTCCAACTTACGCTGAAACTGGCCGTGCGAATACCCGTTGTTCCATTCATATCAATGAGACGATATTCACCCGACGGAACATATAAAATCGTGGGTTTGTATTCACTACCAGAAGTCAATCCAACCTGGATATCGGACAACATATTTTGAATCTGTGCATTATTGCCTACAGATTGACTGCCATTTGAACCATTGAAAACATTAAACGGCAGCGCAGCAGTTGTCAAAGAAGTCACGACAGGCAAAAGTGAAGTGCTGAAAACGACGGATTGAATCGGATTCCAAAGCGGGACTGGACTATATTCCGAGGTCGTCATATAAAAGTTCGTTTTAGTCGGTGGATCTACAGTTTTATTTATGGTTGTAACTACATTGATTCCGTGGTAATTTATCGGTTGAACAAAGTAATTAAATAAATACGGCCGCGACCCAGCCAAAAGTATAGTTTGCTCATCACCGCATCGAGGAATAAGGGGTTTATCAAATGTGTTGCCGTAATATACACTCGTAAATCCAGACAACAAGTTCATCAAAGGTTCGTTGAAAAACAGACACCAATTTACATTTGTTGTTTGCGGAGCTGTACCTGCAGGCGCACCGATATAAACCTGATACGGCGACCCGATTCCTGTGGCATTTTGCTCATCTACGGCGAAATTAATCGGTTTAACTGGGTCAAATGGTGTGAGCAAAGTAATCAAATTAGTATTCGCGTCGATGGTAAAACAGGGCGCGTTATCGACTGTATTATCGCCTCCGTAGGCCGTCCAGAGATTGCTCAATGTGCGATTCAAACATGAAAGCCACCAACGCGCGGAATAACAAGAATAATAACCGGTTTGAATATCTTGGCCAGTAGTTATGAGGGTAGGCGTAGCGACATTAAATTGTGCTTGGAAATCCACCGTCCAAGTAGTAGGGAGTGGAGGAGATGTTGTTTTAATAACTCTCACCTGATACACAGGTGTAAAAGTGAAACTATTATCAGGATTTTGTAAAGTAGCAAGATATAACCCAAACTCCGTTAAATCGTCCAATGTAACTAATTCAGCAAATCCGCCAAGAGACGCATCATTTCCAGTGATATTTATTCCATTAGCAATAAACTGGGCGGCCGGAATAGCAGAAAAAGTCAAAGCAGTAAGCACTTCAGTAGCAAGCGGATCTAAATTAATAGGCAAAACACTTTCAAAACTAAATGTAATAGTTCCGCCAACATCGCCACCAAACTCCGCACTACTGATCACTACGGTCTGCGAAGGTCTATCCACAGTAGAAAATGTCAGCGATGAACCTGCCAAATAACCAATATCTGATTTAGCAAAATCAAAAGCATCATTTTGAAATGTAATGTCAAACCCATTTCCAGTAGCATATTTAGTAATAACAAACGCACAAGCGGCCGGAACAGGCACGGATAAAGACCCCGTTGTATCAATCTGATTTACATTAGTAGCATACATATTATACGCGGCAAACTCGTCTTGGGTTGCGGTTGTTTGTAAATAATAAGTATTTTGTGCTGGAAACCTACGAGAAACAGTAAGAACACCAGCATCAATTGAATCCATACCTACTGTGGGTAGAGGCACACTAACCTCAAAGGCATTATTTAGCACCACTTGAGTAAGAGGAAAATTATTTGAAACAACCCGTGTATTACTGGGGAAAATAGCTGGCAGAGGATTCAAATTAGGCACCGTCGGGAGAAATGTAGGCGAAATGTAGCGAATCATAGGAATAACCAAGGGGTCATATACAACTGAGGCAGAATATTCAAATGTTCCTTCATGACCTTGGAAAGCCCCTGCTGGAAAAGTATACACCAAATCCACAATATTAGGATCGCCATAAATGGGATTAACAACCAGAACAACCGTTTCGATGACACTATTTTGGACGTAAAATTCAGCTGCAAACCCCTCTAAATTTTGAATATTCATCGCCCAACCGGTGAGGTCATATTTAAACACCGCTGGGTCTACATTAACCCCCAAGATCTTTAGCGAAGCCGCAGTATAATCGAATACAATACGACCCGGAAAAAGGCCGAGGGTAATATTACTCGGCTGGGCATTTACCGGAGTCCCTGCTAAATCATTCGCGGCCAAAGAGGTAGGTTTAGTAGGTGTCTGCAAAGCCCCGCCCGAATTACTCATATTTAGCGGGGTTGTAAAAGCATAATTAAAAGTAGATACAGTTCCGACATCGCTGTTATTTAGCGTTCCGAGAGTAAAGGGCTGAACTACTTGTTTAGAAACAACGGCCGTGGGATTACTTGGCAATTGAGCGGATTTATCTTCGGGCGACCATTTGACATTTAGGGAAGTTCCTTCCATCAATAATCCTGAATCAGCGCCCGTCCCAGTTTTAGCCATACACATAGTATAAATAGTTTCATCGCGGTCAGTATTTACGCCATCGTTATTAATTAATGGAATGAATATAGGCAAAGAAACATTAGGCGTATCGACCTCAAACCGCACAACTGATAGAAAATAGTTAGACGGATTATCAATGATATTTTGAGTTCTTGTTTCGCTAAACTCCAGATTTGTTTTAATCGCAGAACCCGTCGTATCCGAATTAATTGTTGAAAGATCCAAGAAAATATTATCTGGGGAGTTTGACATTATTATACTATAATGGGATATTTTTATTTAGGGAAATACTTTTTAAAAAGATTAATTTAGAATACTTTTGGGTGAATCTAGTTTTAAAAGTTGTATTTAGCAGATTTTGACCAAAAAAAAATAAAGCGGTATAGTATAATAATGTCCCAAGATTTCGAAAAGTCCCTCGTTTTAGTCGATGACCTCCTCGTCACGGATAAAGTTCGCTTCGCAGTCATCAAAGGTGCAAGCAACATGACGATGCAAACCTACAATGCGATCGGTGGTGGCCCGTTCACTAATCAGATAATCTATAATTTGCAATTACCATCGCTCGAGACCGTGATGTCCCGCCACGTTATTCAAACCGCTACTCTGTTGTTTCGTATTTCCGGAACTACTTTAGCGCAAGATGCGGCCAAGCCCGGTTCTGGTTATTTGTTTAACTACGGCGCTCTTGATGGCTTCGGTCCATTTCCTCTGTCGCAGTTGTTTGAATCGCAAACCATCACCATTAACAACACTACAGTTTCCCAGCAGACGAAATCCATCTTATCTATACTCTTACGTATTCACGATAAGCGTGTTTTGTCGAGGTACAATGGGTTATCGCCGGTGCAGTTTGATACTTTAGCGAAATATACTAAAATTGCTGGGTCTAACCAGAACCCGTTTGCGTCGTTTCTCAATGCCTCGTATGACAATGATCTTCTTCCCCGCGGTTCTTACCCGATTACGCTTACGAACGTGACCGGCACTAACTTTGATGCGACTGGTGGGGCTACAGTTGTTGATGTCGCAATCAAAGTCAGTGAACCCCTCCTCGTGTCGCCTTTTGTGTGGTCAGAAATTGAGGGTGAGGCTGGTATTTACGGAGTCCAGGCCATGGCCTTGACATTTAACATGTCTGGTGATGTAGGCAACGTCGTGCGATTTGGTGGTGTCAAAGCCGACCGATTTGCGGCCGGTGCGCTCCCCACGGTGGTTTTCCGTGGTGCGGCCGAACCCTCCCTCCGTATTCAATATCTCACTCCTCACGCCAGCACGGAACTTCCTTCGCGCAACGTGGTTAGTTTTTATGCCCTTGATCGTTATATTACCAGCAATGTTCCGGCATTTCCTGCTTCACCTGCTGCAAACGCAACTCAATCTGTTACGAGTGCCAGTATTCAATTGGCGCAAATCCCCGACAAGCTGATGATTACGGTAGGCCGCCCTACGGGTGGCCGTCGTGGTGATGAAGCCGATTCGTGGCTCACCATCAATAGCATTAATATACAATTTAACAACGCATCGGGCATTTTGGCGTCAGCGAGCCAAGAGAGCTTGTGGAGATTTTCGGTGGAAGCTGGCAGCAATCAATCGTGGGTCGAATTTAGTGGGCGCGCCCAAGGTCCTGCCGACGAATCTGCTGCTGGTGTGTCTATTGTTGAAACTTGTGGTTCGGTTCTCATGCTGGACTTTGCTAAGCATATCCAAATCGCCCAAGAGTGGTTTGCACCGGGGTCCCTTGGCCAATTTAATCTTTTGTTCACCGTGAATTGCACGAACAACACCGGCATTGATTATGCTGCCGGTGATTTACAACTGTTGACTGTGGTTATGAACTCAGGAATCATGAGTACTCAGCGCGGAGTTTCGAGTATATACACCGCTGTACTCGCGAAGGCCGATATTTTGGACGTGTCTCGTGAGAAACCGATGGGTTATTCTGATTCTCTTCGTATGGTGGGTGGCGGCCGCGTGGGGGATTTCCTGAAACGAAATTTGAGTTCTCTTGGTCAGGCGGCACTCAAACACGGTGCGCCTTTGTTGCTGGACCTGGCGAAGAAAAAGCTGGGTATGGGTGAAGCTGGGGGAGCGGCCTCGGGGGGCAAGAAACATAGTCGCCGTGCCGACATGGGCGCACTCGAAGATCGCATGTACTGAAAAACGAAATAAGTCGTGAAGATATAAAAATTAGATAAAAATATTAATATTCAAATACTAATATTTTTAAAATGCTGGCAAGTTTTTCGCCCCTTTTATTTTCTGCTTGAGTTTGATTTGTTCTTTAATTTTCTGTGGCGAAATTTCTGCTACGGTGAGCGGGGTTTTGCTCGAAATGATTTTAGACGGCCGCATTACTGGATATTCGTATTGCTTTGCTAAATTTACCCAATCTTCGAGAAACCATCTTTTTAAATCTTTTGGTTGATTATCATCTATATATGTGCCACCCATATCTTTGTATGTTTTCACGATGAATCCGCTTTTGTAGGCACTGGGTTTCGCATATTTAGCATCGGCGATCGCTTTGGCCTTTTCATATAATTTCGGATTTGCTGGGGTCGGCATTTATATTAGATGGAGATTTAAAAAAAGGGGATTAATCACTCTAACTAACCAAATCCACCACCAAACTCACAATAGGGTAATTAAAAGGATTAAAACCTGGTCGCTGGTAATATGCTCCTCCCCAACCATCAGTATCGCCATTAGATGTATAAGCACCAAAACTAATACTATCAAAATCATTCACGGTCAATAACCACGTTCCCGTTAGATTAGCCATTCGGTTAGTTGCCGACAAACCTTTTCCGCTGTAAAATGAAACACCGCTTCTTATTAGAGAAAGCATCGTATTTTCACCGTTATAAATATTAGCAGTCATTGTTATTCTATACGTTCCTGACCTGGTGACCTTGATATTCGCATTACTTTCTATATAAGCACCATTATTATTCGCTGGGGCGGTTGTTTTATTAAAAAAATTAATAACATTAATACTATCAGTAGTAGTTGAGCTTGAATACAGTGCGTAATCTTGCCCTACCCACACCTCAAACATAACGGGGGCATAACTCGTCCCACCTCCACCTGCCGTAATCCACGAGAGTGTCCCATCGGTAAGTGAAGATAATACTTTGCCGTCTGTATCGCAAGCAGGCAGAGCAAGATTTACAACCGGATTAACCGGATCTGTTGAATCCACCCCAATATAAGTTCCGGCCACGACAGAATTCACCTGCCCGCCTCCTCCACCACCTCCTGCTCCGTTATTCAAAGCACTCACAATCCAGAACTCGCTGTCATTATCCCAAACCAAGATCGCACCTTGCCCTTCGGTTGTGAACGCTAATGAAGAATGAAGATTAGCACCTGTAATGGCGATGGGTTTGGTATTTATAATTTCAATTACTTTTACAAAACCGTCGACTGTACCATTTGCAATCGTTAGGGCTTGACTGGCAAATAAACCCGGCGCGCATTTGGTAACGGAAACAGTTGCGTTAATAACGCCCGTAGCGGCAGTAATATATTGTGGTGATCCGATGGTAAGCGTTTTAATATTTATAATATCTGATGAGAGCGATTTTGTTGCAGACAATACCACATCACCCGTTATAGTCCCACCAGCAACATCGTATTTCAAAGGGTCGCTCGGCACAGCACCCCACGTGTCATTACCCGACGACCCCCCAGAAATTAATACATTTCCAGCAGTGCCTCGACCACTCGCCAAGACAGTGCGCTGAATCACGTTATTAATTACTCCCGATGCTAAAACATTGACCCCAACAAGCGTAGCATTAGCGGAAGAAGGCAGTGCTAAAAATCCAGCGGAATTGTTGATTATCACCTGCAAAGGCGAAGCACTATTCACTACTAAGGTCGCCCCAGCAAAATTGCAGTTGATGAAATAGATCGCCGCAGAGTTTCCGGTCGCATTGACCGTGATTGTTTTACCAGCGATAAACTCGCATGATTCGAGCGTGATATAACCCGAATTTGACCCAGAACCGACGGTCACATTATCGGTGAAATCGCAGTTAGAATAACGACACGAATTACCTGTTAGTGTAGCAACTCCATCAAATTGAATACTCACCATACGAATACGTGTTCCACTGACGGTCACTGCTCGTATTAACTCTACAATAGCAGGCACGCAATTTGGTCCAACGATGGCAAGATTATCCGCACTCACAACAATAGCATCGCCACCAAAAGAACCGGAAGATATGATTATTTGCGCTCCTTGCTGTGCGCCGACTTGGGCTAAAACAGTGGATAGATCATTTACTCCATCATTCACATAATATGTTCCGCCCGAGAAAGGACCAGTGACCCAAGTATCATTCCCCGCCGACCCGCCAGTCGCAAGCACCTGTGATGCAGTCCCTCGACCTGCGGCCAAGATGGTGCGTTGTGCGGCATTGTTTATAACGCCTGATGCTAATACATTAATCCCAACAAGCGTAGCATTAGCGGAAGAAGGCAGTGCTAAAAACCCAGCGGAATTGTTGATTATCACCTGTAAAGGCGAAGCACTATTCACTACTAAGGTCGCCCCAGCAAAATTACAGTTAATGAAATAGATCGCCGCAGTGTTTCCGGTAGCATTGACCGTGATTGTTTTACCAGCGATAAACTCGCATGATTCGAGCGTGATATATCCAGAATTTGACCCAGAACCGACGGTCACATTTTGTAAAAAGTCGCACGAAGTATAACGGCAGGAATTACCGGATAAAACAGTATCTGACAGCATCGTCAGGTGCGATAGAAACACTTGTGTGCCATCCACCGTAAGAGCAGAATTAATCTGGGCGAGCGGAGGTGAACAATTAGGACCAACTAACGCGCACTGTGTTTTACTTACGGTAATAGGTGCGGCCGTATAAAACACACCGGATGAGAAAATAATCTGTGCGCCCGTAATCGAACCGACTTGCGTTAAAATAGTATCTAATGGCGTGCTGCTTTGATTACAGTAGAAGGTCACTGCGGCCACTGGGGCGGAAGTCCACGAAAGAACACCCGCATCGCTTGATATCAGCATATTATTTGACACAGTATTCGAAGGGAGATTCAAATTTACAATCGGAGCAGTAGGGTCGGTTGAATCTACGCCAATATAATTTCCGGCCACAACA